TCGGAGGAGCCTAGCATCGGATAGTTACTTCCAAAAACATATCTTTGTATCTCTACACTCATATGTTGCCACTACAGCTACTAGCCAAGTTGTGTCACTACGCAACACCGTTCCTTGCACTATCTAATCTAAACCGTCGTTTAGCTTATGTACTTAATATAACATATCTGTAGGAGAAGTCAACCTATTTTTTCAACACTTTCGGCATATCTTCTACCTTTTTTTTCTAGGTACGTATACACAACTTTGTCTCCATCTGAAAATTCATAATTTACAGTTTCGTAGTAAACATCTTGTCTTAATGATTTCCATTGATCAGGCAGAATAGTGCCGTATTTTTTTCTTTTGCTGCTTTTTATAACTGTTCCTGTGTGTTCCATAATCACTCCAATACAATGTACTTATCATAAAAATAGGCCCCGTAGGGCCTATTTTATTAACTTTTATATTAGCCTTAGCTGAATGATACGTTTGCAACGCTTACACGAGCTAGGTAATCAGCAGCATTGCCTAAAGACGATGCTGTGTTGTTTAGCTCAACATAACCGTAACGTGTCATGAAGCTCACTACTGGCTCAAATGATGTTGGATCTAGTACAACACCACTTGACATTAGTGGGATATATGGGCAATAGAACGCTGCTGCGTCTGATTCAGAAGAACCTTTATAACCAATTAGTACATCTTGAGCGTCTGATGCATATGTGTTTACATATACTTTCATTGCGTTGTTTAATGTACCAACCATTTTAGTGTTAGTTGGTGCTTCGAATGTGCCTTCTGTAGTACGTGCAAACGCTGAAGTTGTTGCAGACTGTAGGACTGTTAGTGTGTGTGGTGACACAACTGCCCAGTTACCTGCACCACGGCGTGTGCGCTGTGCAATTTTGTTAGATGCACGGTTAATCATAACTGCTAGAGCAGCATGTTCGTCACCAACAAATGTAGCTGTACCAGATACGCTGTTTTGATCAAACTGTACGTCTGATTCAGCTGAACCTGCTAGGCTGTATAGAGATGCAATGATCTCTTGGTCAATTTCAGCAGTAATTTCTTGTGCTAGAGCAGCCATAATTTCTGCTTCAACATCGATACCATGCTGTGACTGAGCGTCCTGAGCCGCTTCAAACGTCCAACGAGCACTCAACTTACGAGTTTTCGCTTCAACAGTTTGTTTTAGGATCTGGATGCTTAGTTTGTTACCGGCACTACCTTCCATTGCTGCTGTAGCGTTAGCTTTACCAGCATCGGAACCAGCTTCATCACCTGAATAACCAATAGCTAGTTTGAATGGGCTTAATGCTTCTTCACCTGCTGTTGCGTCATCAGCTGTGTCTGAGTAACGTACTCTTAATGTGTGGATTTGACCCACTGGACCAGTCATTGGTTGTACACCCACAATCTCGTTAGCGATGACTGTTGGCATAACACGTCTGATTACTGGAAGAATCACACGATTTAGTGTTGCGATGTTACCGGCAGATGTAGCACCAGCAGTTGCAGTCTCCATTAAATACCTACGAGTATTTTCTAGTGTGGAAGCCATTACTGCTTTCTTTGTGCCTGCTAGGCCTTCAAGAAGTGCGCTTTTTGTATCGTGCCAGCGACTTTCTAATAGTTCTGACATTGGTTTCTCCTTATTATAATCCAGCTAAACGCTTAATAGCAATTACGTTACTATCTTCTGCGCTTGCTTGTATGTCATTTGGTTGTGATTGCTCACGGTTGCCTGTTATTTCTTTTGCCTCTGCCAATACTGCCTTCTTCTTTGCTGGACTTTTACCGTCAATAACTGCCGGTAGATACTTGTCAAACGATTCACGAAGTTTCTTCGTTTGTACAGATTCCAGTAAGTCTGTCATAATTTCCTTTTGATCCTTGTTTAGAGGAGCAGTCAGTTCATTAATTGTGTCTTTGCGAGCGACTGACTCATTGATTTGTTTAATCTTTGTGTCTTGCGCTTCTGCAAGTCTTATTGCCTTTGCCGCAGCTTCACGAGCTTCTCTAATTTGCTTGTCTTTAGTGCTAACTACTTTTAATAGTTTTGCTGTTTCAGACTTTTCATTTAGTAAGCTATGTGTATATTCGTTGCTAAATGCTTCGAATATTTTGCGACCAAAGTCATTTTTACGTGCGCTATCAATATCTTCTTTAAGTGCGGTAATTTCTTGTTTCAATCCTTTACCTACTGTTTCCGATACTAATGCTGCACTTTTCTTGATAAAGTTAGACTTAACTTTTTCAAGTTGACTTTTACCTTCACGTACTAAACGTACTTTAGTTTCGGCTAGGTCCTTTTTATCTTCATAAAACTCTGCAAGTTCTTTAGCAAGTGACTCTACTACAAACTCTTCCATTGCAACAAACTTGTCAGCCATTGCTTTTTGATCTGAGTGTAATTCTGTTACTTCTTTTTTCAACGATTCTAACACAAAATCCTTTAGTAGGTTTGCGTTTTCACGTTGTGCAACAGCAAATTTAGCTTTTGCTTCTGCAAGCTGTCTACGATCGTCTTGGAATTCTGCAATTTCTTCAGCTAGTTTTTCAGTTACTAACGAATCAATTGCTTCAACCATAGTTTGTTTGTCATGCTCATATTTGCCTGCAAACTCTTCACGTAGTTCAGCAGTAACAGCAAGGCGATTTTCTTTCACCTTAGCGTTCCATGCCTCTTCAAGTTCTGTACGAACTTCTTCTGAAATAGCAGTGTTTTCAAAGAGTGATTTCAGTGCATCATTCATTTGTTTCTCCTTGGTCACTGGAGTTTGTCTATTATGTTTAATAGACTCTCTTTAATATATTTTTGTGCCTTTTTGTCGCCTTGTACTTCCCTAGCTGTATGGAACGCCTTTAAACCACCCTGGGTGTTCATAAGATGCTCATAAATTGGTGTAGGATAAGCACCGGGGGCGCTGGGCTGAGCCACTACGTCCACGGTGATTATTTCAAAATCAGTTACTTCTCCTGATCCATCTTCTTTTACATTGCCTGACCCACGAGACGAAACACCTAGCTTAACGCCGCTTTCAAGCATTGTTTTTACTAATTGTCCCATTGGAGTCGGCAAGATTTTTAACTTGCCATAACCGTTTGGTCCATCCATCCACATTTCTGAGATCATATGGCTTACACGGTCCAAGTTAATGTTAAGTCCTTCTGGATGATCTACTTCTCCCAACACTGAATAGCCACCACTTATTTGTTCGTTGAGTGTGGTGACAGCCCTGCCAATCTCGTTAACGGGATAAACACGCTGATTTGCGTTGCGTACTCCGCCTTGAATACAAATACCTTTCATAAAAAGATCTTTGCCTTCATTAGCAGACTCAACAACAATTTTAGCTTGGTCGAAACTCAGATGTTCTTGAATTAAATTCATCAATCAGTCCTTAATTACTTTGCTCTTTTTGGAGCACCATTTAGCATTGAGCCGGCTGCTTTATCGTCGCTGCCTGCCATTGCTGGTTTTTTTGCTGCTGTCATTGACTTTGAAGCTTTACCACCTGGTTTGTTCACGTTACCGTGATCGTCAGTTTTTGGTGCTGCTGCTTTGCTGCCTGTTTCATCAGCTGAACCTTTTGCAATATTAGCACTTGTTCCGCCCATATTGTTTGGTTTTGCTACTGCTGATTTTGTACCATCTGTACCTGCATCACCCATTGACGCTGTTACTTTGTCTGTGTACTCACGCATGATTTCGCCTGCTGACTTAGCAGATTCGTCAACTTCTTCATCAGTTGCTTCTTCTACTTCTTCGTCTGCTTCAAAAGCATACGCTTCTTCTTCAGCTTCGTCGTCGTCACCTTCTTCTGAATCCATATCCATTGGCATTTCGTCGCCCATGTCATCATCATCAGCTGGTGCTTCGTCGCCCATCATTTGATCAAATTCTGCTTTTAATTCGTCAAGCATATCTTCGATGTCAGTTAAACGATCTTCTACATCACCTTCGTCTTCGTCGTCCATGCCCATATCTGGTTCCATGTCCATATCGCCGGCTTCGTCGTCCATTCCAGGCATTTCAATTGCTGCTGCCATGTCGTCAGCTGGATCGCCTTCAACTTGTGGCTCATCAAAGAAGCTTTCTTCTACTTCTTCGTCAGCTTCGTCTAATTCTTCATCAGTTGCTTCGTCTAGGTCTTCATCATCTGATTCATCTAGATCTTCGTCAGTTGCTTCATCTACTTCTTCATCAGTTGTTTCTTCAACTTCAACTTCATCTTCAGATAGTAGTGTTTCGTAAATGTCACGTGATTTTTCTACCACGATTTCATGGAAAAGTTCTTCTGCACCAGTACGGTCTTCGTTTACTAGGCGCTCAAGCATCTCTTCAAACTTGTTGCGTTCAGTCATGTTTTTCTCCTTTAATTGTTACAAGGCTGTCTATTATATTTACACTTTATTTAAAATATACGCTTAAAATGGTGTAAAAACAGCGTGTTTTTACACAGGTAATACTTTTAAACTGAATTTTTGAACAAATTCAGGTATTGATTGATGATATAGGTTCTGCAAATCTTTTAATTGATCTGGTACAAACCCTCTATTATTTTCTGTTACTCGGATGTATTTAGTCCTAGGATTAGTGTTTATAGTCATAGTAGTTTGACGTACCCAATTACCATAATATGTAGCACGTTCGTCACTTCTTTTATAATTTTTTGTATCTGCAAACAGGTTATTTACTTTATCATTATCGCTACCAATACCTAAGTAATCAAAGCCTAAAATGTAAATTGTTTTATATTTGTGTGTACTAGCCAACCATAAGGCAGTAGGACCACTACTCCATCCTTTATTAGGATTTAGTAAATTTAAACCTTCAACTGTTTGTGAATATTTGTTAGGATTAGTGTATACTTTGTGTTCTTTATAATAACCGTGGCTTGCAATTTCCATAACCATTTTAGTATCAACTGCAATTAAATGATCTACTGCACATTCTCTATAAACTGCATTACAGGCATAGATAGTGCCATGTTCTTTTAGTGTAGGTATTGAAATTTGTTTTCGACTTGTGCCATTTCCAAGCACAAAGGCTATATCAGACATTAAATTCCAGCTTGTGCTTGTGCTGCTATTCCATACATTTGTTTAACAAAATTTAACTCTTCGACTTCTTCTGAACGTTTCATGTCACTTGCTTTACGCACTTTATTGATGTTTTTGAGTGTAAGTTTTGCTTTTCTAGTATCAGACATTTGCATAATGCTTTTATCATCAGAAGCATCGTACCTATCATTTTCAGTAGGTTCTAAAGTTTCGTCATCAAAATAAAACAATTCTCTTAATATCATAATACTATTTACCTTTATTAAACTGTTTGATCTGTAGGCTCGCCTAAATCGGCACCTCCTAAGTCGTCAGCTGTTGTAGTTTCTGGAGGAGTATCTTCACCGCCATCAATGCCGCCTAAGTCGTCATCTAATCCTGTTTCTAATCCACCTAAGTCTCCACCTAAGTCTCCACCAGTTACACCAGCTGAACGCATTTCTGCACTGCCTTCTGCATCAGTTGGTTGTAGATTTTCATCGTTTTCTTCACGCCATAAACGTTCATTCTCTGCAATTTCTTCTTCGCTCATTCCTAAGAAACGTGACATAGCAAATCTGTTAGAAATATAAGGTATAGCACTCATTTGTGAGAATGTGCCAATTCTATTATTATCAAGTTCTGCTTGACGATAACTTGCAAAGTTTTGTGGTGGATTTAGTTTTACATCAAACATTGCAAAGTCAACATTTGCACCTTTACTAGTTAGATATAATTTGAATTCTTGATTGAATATTTCCTCAACCATGCTTTGCAGTCGTTCGCAATACTTATTAAAGCGTAACTCTTGAATGTATGCAGTGCCTACTCTACCGTCGTTGTACTGACTTGCTCCGTCATCAGCCCCTGTAGGTAGATAGCTGGAAGGAATTCGTAAGCCGCGTACGAGCTTATTAGTAAAATATCTGAGATCATCAATTTCTCCTAGGTTAGTACCGCCTGGCAGTGTTTCAACCTTAGAGCCACGTCCTTCAGCAGTTTGTGGAAAGAAGTAGTCTTCGTTGATTGACAGCGGATTATAACTACTGTCTATGACATTTTGTCCTCCGCCAGTCTTGGATGGGATTCTTCTTTGATGTATTTCCGTTTTAACACGTTCTACAAATTGCATAGCAAGGTGTGATGGCATGTTGCCCACATCAACGTAGAATACTCTTCTTTCAGGAGCACGTTGTACTCGATAGATAATAATTGCATCTTCAAGTAATTCTTTTTGTTTGTAAACTTTGAAAATACTTTCTAATAAACTGTTACCAAAAGGAAAGTTTTGATCCAAGCCTTCACTCATTGACAAGTGAACAACATGATTAGCATCTACAAAAGTTTCTTTTTCGCCTTGTTCAAATCTACTTGTTCCACCTGCAGGTGTATTATTACCAGTCATGCCTTGTTGTTTAACTTGCTGATAACCGTTAGTACCGCCAGGACCGTAACTGTTTTGTGTGTTTAAAGGAGTAGCTTCTAAATTATCAAAACTAAAATTTAAATTCTTTATTGCATATTGTTCTGGACGTTTGCCATCGCTTTCGTTGACAATAATTTTTGTAACTTGACTTGGATCTACATGAAACCATTTTTGTGTTTCAGGATCTCTAATAAAAAATCCGTCTCCGTATTTAAAAACATTACGCATAATACGAAACATACGTGTTTCAAATTTATTTAACTTACACCATTGTTTCAAATATTGTCCTAATATTTGAATTTCTATGTTTGTTGCTTTTTTATTAAAGTCTAAACTAAAGTGTGTATCATTATCATTTGTTTTTTGTGTACAAAATTCTGCAAGGATATCAAGTGCAGCATTTACTTCACTATCACTATCCATTGTGTTATATTGATTATAACGTTCAATACGATTAGGAGAACCTACATACACATCTGGTAAATGTGAACTATAGTTTGCCGCTGCTGGTCCCATACCTGTGCCTTGGCCTTGTTTGAAGCTGAAAGGACTATAACTTCCACCTGGGTTATTTCCAGTTGGGACTGGTTTAAAATGTTTTTTCCAACTCATCGAGCGACCCCTTTCAGTACATTGCCTTGCAAGCCTTTAGTTGCACGTAGATTTTTAATCCCTGTGTCTAATTGTTGTTGATTGATGCTTGCAACGTTATGTATACCTGCATTCAGATTATTAATTGAATCGTTTAAGTTCTTAATCATGGCATTGAGTTCATTATTATTATTACTTATCTGTGACGTTTTGTCAACCGAATTTACTTGATTTTCCTGTGCATTAGCTACAGCTTTCATTCTTTCTGATATTTTATTCATTACATCAAAAGTTTTCATTCGTCCTGTGACATTGGCTCTGCCGCTTACTATCTCTGGACCACGTTCTCCTACGATTCCAAATTCATCATCTGAAATCATACCGCCGTTATCAAAGCCTCCAGCATAGCGTCGACCACTTGCTTGTGCTTGTTGAAAACGTTCAATTGCTCCTAAAGTATATCGTTGTGCATCAGCAACAGTCGTTTGTATTTCATTTGCTAAGTTTGCTTCCGCTAATGCAACTCTAGCTTCGGCTTGTGTAATTAATTCTTGTGTCTGTTGCATAGGGCCTTCTAGCCCAGTAAAGCCTTCGCTAGTTAATTGTGCTTGTTGTTCGTGCAATCTAGCCAATTCAGCTTGTGCATCTGAAAGTTCGGTTCTTGCTTCCCCAATTGCTGTTGTAACAGTTTCGTTTGTAGAAATATCATTTTCGTTTAACGCACTAGTAACATCCATTTCAAGTTGATCAGCTAAATCAGCAGCAGTACCGTCGCCTAGCACAACTTCTTCTGCATCTATGTTTGCCTGGGCTGTGTTCATAGGAAATGCTTCTGACATCCGATCAAGTGCGTCTGCTGCTGGATTTAACACACCACTAATAGCTTCTTCAACTTGTCTACGCAATGCAGCATCATCGCCCATTGCTTCTGTAACTTTAACTAATGCACTTTCAGCTGCACCTACTAACGCAGGTAGCGCAGTTTGCTGAACATACATTATAGTTTCACGTAATGCTTCTTGCATGTCAACAGTTTGTCTAATAATACCGCCAGCACCCATTTGACTCTGCTGTTGATCAGCAATAGTATCTCTTAAACTACCTATTACAGCAGATAAATCTTCTGCGCCTTCTGCTGCTGATGTAATACCTCTACGTAAATCAAAACTACTTTCTAACATGTCAGCTGCATTAGCGCCAACATCACTAAAGTTACCTAATAGAGCTAAATTAGCAAAATCAGGAGACTCCATTCCTTCAACACTTGCGCCAATTGCATCATCTAGTAATGCTTGTGCTTCTTCGGCACTAGCACCGTTGCGTATTGCGGCTGCATATGCTTCGTATTCATCGATTACACTAGGTAATGCTTTTGCAATGTCTTTACTTGCATCACTAACTGGAGCACCAAAGGCTACTAAATCTTGTATTAGTGTTTCAAATCCAGGTCCTAACTCGCCAGCAGTTTGCAATCCTTCTTGCAATGCCATTGCTTGTTCTTCTTCAAGAGTAGATAGTAGTGCTTGCACTTGACCGTTTCTACGTCTTTGTCTCATTTCCTCTGCAATTTGATCTCGTTGCTTGCCTGTTAGTTTGCTTAATTCGTCTAAAGTAGTTGCAAATTCCATTGCATTTTGATTAAGAGTTCCGTCAGTACGCATCCTACGCATACCTTCAACAGATTGTAAGTCAGCAAAAGTAGCAAGAGATTCGTTTATATCTTTTACATCATATCCTAACATACGTAAATTTGTACCAAAGTCGCTATCTAAAAAGTCTTTACTCATTTGAATAAAACTTTGTGTAGCATCTTCCGTTGTTCCTCCAAGCACCCTTAACGCATTTTGGTTTTTCATAAAAAACTCTGTCATGTCTTTTACTTCCATGCCCATTTCAGCTGCACTTTGTTTAATATCAACTATGCTTGCACCAAAAGTAGCACCAATGTTAGTAAGTTGCTGATATTCTTTTAAACTACCTTCTGCAAATTGTACAAGACCGGCTATAGCTTTTCCGGCTGTACCCAAAATCTTTGTGTTTGATTGTAAGGCGTCTGAATATGCACTTAAATTTTGAGATCCGCTTAACAAATTACCGGCTAAACCTAGACCGGCAGATGCCGCACCTTTTATTTCATTTGTAAACATACTCAAGACGTTACTGGTATCAGCCAATTTAAAATACTCCAAGTTAATGATAAAATAAATATCATATAGTATATTTACCTGACAGGACAACTAATATGAACAATCAAAGCATTTTAAAAAAATATAGACGGCAACCAAAGTTACAAATTGATTTACCAAGTGGTGGAACGTTTTATCCAAATGGTGCTCTATACGATAATCAACACAATGATATTCCGGTGTTTAGCATGACACCCAACGATGAAATCATGTTTAAAACTCCAGATGCTTTAATCAATGGCGATGCTACAGTAGCAGTAGTAAAAAGTTGTATACCTACAATTACCGATCCTTGGAGCATACCAACAATTGATATTGACACAGTAATGGTAGCAATGCGTATTGCAAGTTACGGTAATACTATGAATGTGCAAAAAGTTTGCGGAGAATGTGGATCTGAAAATCAGTATGAAATACCCTTGTCAAAATATTTAGAATCATATCTCACAAAGAAATTCAACGACAAAGTTGAAATTGATAATTTTATTTTTCATTTGCGGCCGTTAAGTTATAGAGAATTTACAAACGGACAAAAAAAGTTATTAGGTGTAAGAAGATCATTAAATCAAATTATTACAAATAAAGATTTTGACGAAGATGCAAAAGCAAAAGCAATGGATCCATTGTATGTACAACTTGCTCAAGCACAATTAGATTCAATATACAATGCAATAGTTGGAATCGAAGTCGACGGTGAAATTGAACAATCTAGACAAGAAGTAGTTGACTTTTTTAATAATAACGATACCAAGTATATTGCAAAAGTAAAAGCCGCTATTGAAAACAATTTTAAAAATTGGTCTCCTCCTTTGCACAAAGTACAATGTATTACTTGCAGCCACGACGAAGATATGAAAGTTACACTGGACACATCGGATTTTTTCGGGAAAGGCTAGTAGGACTATCTGACGAAGAAGTATATCTGCTAGCCGATGAAATGGAAAATGAAATAAAACAAATCAAAGACAATTGGTATCGTGTTGGATGGTATATGCGAGGTAGTGCAAATATTCACGATCTAATTAGTGATACTGATGTAGGCGACTTGGAGATTTTCAACAATATTATAAAAGATAATATTGAAACTAGTAAAAATACTAAAATGGCATGGATTTAATTATTGCGGTCCAGGTGTAGCATCTGGATTTACTGGCATTCCAGGTTCACTTGTTGTGCTAGGTGCTCGATTGCCGTCTTGTCTACGTCTTTCAACTTCTGCATTACCATCGCCTCTGCCGCCAGCGACAGGTGCAGTAGTAAGTGATCCAAAGTCTTCTGCCATCATCATTTCTCGCTGACGTCTGTTATAATAAGGAACTCGTTTGCTTTCAAGACTGCTTCCAGGAGGAAATATCATGTCTTGGAAGACAAGTCTAGCCCACTGCGATGTAGCATATGCTTGTCCGTTTATACCTGGTATATCTCTTGCACCAGGATCTGTAAAACCACTTGCTTCTGCGGCGCCGCTGGCTGCAAAAAAATCGTCGCTGCCAACTAACCCTCCGGTAAGATTATTCAGTGCTGACGCTGCACCGTTTAGAAGAGTTCCTGCTCCTTCAACGGCACCTTGAAGCATTGAACCAAACAAGGATTCTTGACCCCAAGCAACTATCCAATCAACTAATGCTTTTTGTACAGCAGGGTTACTAATTAAATATATTGCAAGTTGAAATCCAGCTTCTGTTGCAATAGCACTTAATATTGCCGGAACAGTACCAATGCCACTTGCTCCTACTGCAAGTTGGCCGCTTCTTACAATAGTTCGTATGCCTCTAATAATTGCTGCACCGCTTTTACCGGCTCTTAGTGTAGCCAACATAATTGCTGTAAGTTGTACAGCATACATGCCCCAAGCAACTTGTATTTTATCTACATATTCAGCTTCGGTAATTTCACCAGCAGCAAATTCACCTTCGATATTTGCCATGGTTATAAGTATACTATTTCTAATTTGTTCTTCTACAAGGAACGCTCTTAACAAACGCATAAAGACTTTACCAAAGCCGCTATTCATTAAGGCAGTTGTTTTTGGAAAGGATGCTCTGTTGATTGCACCTATTTGCCTAACTCTCTGTTTAGCATTACCAGGAAGCATTCGTGGATTTACTTTATTATCTGCAAATTGAGTTCGTAAACCAGGACGTTGTCCTCTAAGACTCCATTTATCTTTTAATTCAGTGGCCATTCTCTGTGCTTCTCGCATAGTAGTAATACCACCTTGGCCTACAGTAAATCTAAATACATCATTGCCTGCTATAAACATATAGCCATTAGCCATCTGTCTTATAGTTGTAGGAATACTAACGCTAGGTGATTCCTTTAAGATATAATTGCTTTTATTTGTTACATCACTTAATTTCATTTAGAACTGTTCCAAGTATTATAATGTATTTAGTTATTATAAGTTGAACAAAGTTCAACTGTGTTTTCGTTACACTCAACACGAACTATAAGTTCTTGATAACAATATTAATAAGGCATATGCTATGCATATGCTTTTAGTATTATTCAGATTGTGAAGTCATAATTTGCCCGTTGCCGGGCAAACATGGTAAGCGCATTATTCGAGTCGCTTCAGCCATCTTGTTAAAAGAGATTCAATTTACATTGTCGGAGGCGGTTGACCTGTATCCCCCTACTCTAGCTTTGTCATATCAACGGAAGGTAGTAATTCCCTAACAAGCGAAAATACTTACCACGTGGTTGCTTTTTCTCAGAGCCACTATCCTTTAAAACCTATCGTATGTTCCTTCACGTGAGCATTCCACACCACCGGCGACGAGCATTACCTCGGCTGGATCTTGGATTTTATTTAGAGCTCAATATATAGCCTATTTGTGTTCTAGTAGTGCCTGGCGTAGTTTGTTTGATCCACCAACTCTAACATTGATGATACCGTTGTAGTATTCGTCTGTTTCTAATACTCGCCTATCAAATTGTTCTCGTGCTTCAATGTAACTCATTTCTGCTCTGCTTTTGCAGAAGTAAAGTATTTCACGAGTAAAATTTTTTTCGCCTAAGTTTTTTACATCTTCGTTCAGTCTGTCTGAACTTCCCCAGTATTCACGCCAATCGCTTTCTTTGTAGCCTCGACGTTTGTTTTTTCTGCCTTTTAATGGTGGCTTAGTTGTTTTAAATTTTGCTAACTTTTTGCCTACGTATTTTTGTTTTGTCTTAATGTTTGTTATTAGATATACAAAGCCTTCGTATTCATCTGGTATCGATTCAACTTTTTTTCCTTTGTATTTCCAATGCATACATTATGTACCATTGATTATTTTTTCTTTTGCCATTTCTGATTTTGCCTAATGTCTTCTAACACTTCGTTGTAAGTATTTTTTATTTCTTCTTGCCTTTGCTTTGCTAAGTTTATTAAATGCCTAAGTTCTCTTCTTGCAGAACGCTTGGTACGTTCGCTTGGCCTGCGTTCAAATTTTTCGTTTGCCTCAAAATATTTTAGATATGTTTGTGCTAATTTGTCTTGTGTATCTGTCATTCTATAATTTCAACATCGTTTTCGTATGATGTAAATCCGTTCTCTTTGATTACTTTTAGTACATGATTCACTCTTCCTACTAACTCGTCTTTGTGTGAAATAAGAAAAACATTTTTGTTGCGTTCACGACCCATTTTCTTTAAAACATGTAACGCACTTTCAACACCAGCAGTGTCCATTCCACTGTCAATAAGTTCGTCAATAAACATTAAATTGATACCTTGGTACAATGACTCCCAAACGTCTCTAAATGCAAAACTCATTCCTAATATTAACCTATTACGTTCGCCTCTGCTCAAGTTATCAAAGTCTAAGTCTTGACCTAATTGAGTAATTTCAACAGTTAGATCGTTTTGGAATTTAACTTGATGTGGTAAGCCTAATCTATCTAGATAATGTGTGAGCCTATTGTTTAGATACGCTAAGTTTTGATCTATAATCTTTTTGCGTATAAAACTATCTTTGTTTGTTAATAGTTTAAGAAGAAACTCTTGATGATCTTTTAAACTAGTTAACTCATTTACAGGTTGCCAATCTATTTCTTGTAACGCTGTGTTAGTCATATCGTCAATTTGTGCTTGATACGGATCTTCTTCTTGCTGTTTACTTATCAATGCTGCACGTAGATTATCTACATTGTTTCTATGCTCATATGCTTCCTTTGCATTCTCATAAAATGTATTAGGACGTCCGTTAATGTCTCCAATATCGTTTAGAAGTGCCATTGTAGATTCTAATTTATTTGCAACTTCAGACTGATATGTAACAGCATCACTTAATTCTTTTTGCTTTCTTGATTCAATTTCTGCTTTTTTATCTTCGTGTAGAGCTTGTCCACAAGTATAACATGTTGCATCATCTAAATCTGTGATGTCTTTTTCTGCCTTATCGACACTCTTGGTTGCTCTCATTAGTGCGCTTTCAAGTGTTGCTTTTTCTTTGTTAAGGCTTGTAATACGATTATTCAACTCAGTCCAGTTAGTTAGTTTTTCATGTGCATCAAGTTCTGTGTCAATGTCAAGTTTTTCTAACTCAATAATAGCTGCATCTAACTTTGCAGCATCAGTTTTACTCTTTGATTGCCATGCACGTTGTCTTCCAGCAAGTGTTTCAATACTTTGTTCAATTTTTTTGTTTGCACTTTCGATAGCATTAATTTTTATTGTTTCTTCTGTAATAGCATCCTTGGTTTGTTTTACTTTTTCTTTAAGTAAACCTGCTTTTTCAGTAAGGATAGTAATACCAAGTAGCTGTTCAATGATGCCACGTTGGTCGTTTGCTCTCATACTAAGGAAAGGTTCGGTATATGTGTTTAAAGCAAGGATATGTTTGAACATATCGTGACTCATACCGAGTAGTTCTTGTAAACTTTCTTGTGTTTTACGACTATCGCCTTGAGATTCGTCAACTTCTTCTTTTTGTTCGTGGTCGTTTATATAAAACTTAAATATATTTGGTGATCTGCCACGCTCGATGCGATATTTGTTAGCACCTTTTTCAAAATTAAGAGTAACCAACATGCCTTTGCTATTGGTTTTATTAATAAGGTTGTTGCGTTTGATATTTGTTAACGCTGTGCCGTATAATGCATAGCTTAATCCATTGATAATGGTTGTCTTACCAGTACCGTTGCGTGATCCAGTGTCGTCGCCACCCTGATCTAGGTTCTCACCTAGCACTAGTGTTAGTTGTTCTTCGTTAAAGTCAACTGCTTGGGTAACATTGCCCACACTCATGAAGTTCTTTACTGTGAGATCTTTGATCTTTATCATAATGTTATTCTAATCCGTTATATATTTCCAATAGCACCGACTTATTGAAGTTATCACTATCGATTGCTAGTATTTCGTTGCTAACAATCTGGTCAACGCTTTCAAATTGCTCAATGTCTAAGTCTGTAGTAATTTCTTCTAGGTGTTTTTGAGGTATAAGAGTGATTTCTCTACAATTATACTGTTCCATAAACGTTTCTTTAATGAAACTAGCTTCCTCGTAGCTAATATCAATGTCTAGGTTAACACGCAAGTACATTTTACTTTTAATAAACGTATCTTTTTCGTCAATTAGCTTGGATAACTTAACTGTACGGTACTTAGGACACTCTGACCAGTCGATGTACAACGGTTCTACATTGTTCTCACGGTCTAATATCATCATACCACGTTCATCGTCCCAAGCATCTGCATAGTTATGCGGGAAAGCATTACCAATATAGTGGATCTTACCCTGCTTCTGACGCTTGTGGAAGTGGCCTGAGAACACATACTCTTGATTCTTGAAGTGTTCGCTTCTTAATTCACCATGGTCTGGCATTTGTACCATAGCATTCATGTAAAACGATGGAAGTTCGAAGTGACCAAACAAGTATTTTGCCTTTAACTTCTCAATCTTCTTCCATTCGTCGCCTACAAGCCACGGAACCAATGCTACATCTTCGATAACTTGCATATCTTCTATGACAGTTATACCCGGAATGTGTCTTGCAAACTCCGTAGAGCTGACATCACGTTTGTCTTTGTAATACAAGTCGTGGTTACCAGCAAACATATAGAAGTTTTCAAAGGCAGCACCTAGTTTTTCTAGCAGCCTAATGGTTGTATCCATAGTTGTAAGGTTAAGACTGTTCCTATTATGGTGCCAGTCGCCACAGAACAAGCCAGTTTCGCAATTATGTGCCTTGGCTTGTTCAATATACCAATCTATGTAGTCTTCGCAGTCTTGGTTATGGACTCGAGAGTTGCCTTTCATACCTAAGTGTATGTCAGTAAACACTGCCGCTTTCTTAAACAAATAATTTCTCCGGTTGTTTCAAGCTATTGTATAACAAAATACTCTATAGGTCAACCTGATTTCTTTTCACGCTTTAATGCTGCTTCCCATTCGCCGCTATGTAGTCTTGTATGCGACGGATTCATGTCGTTCATTTCAAGAATGTCGTCTCTAATGTTTTGATTGCGTTTTTCTAGGTTGATAACACGTACAAAACTGTTAGTTACTGCCGCAGTGTAGTATGCAAAGGGGTTGTTTGACTTTGATTCGTCAAATTGTAAGCCTATTTGTGATAATTGCAGGATTGCTTGTCCTTTCATCTCGTCGTTGTAGGTATATCCACGTACATTGCCTCTTGTAGCATAACGATCAACTAATTTTAACCACATCATTGCAAGTTTATTGGTTGCTTGCCCATGTGTCTTATCAAAATGTCCGTTTTCCATTCCACCTACCCAATGACTTTTACCAATACATACTAACTCGTCGTTTTCATCATATTTGTAATGCTGAAAAGGAGGAAAATTTAGTTTAGTTTTGGTATCTGCAACGGTTTTTGGATTCTTTTTACGTCCAGGTTCTTCGGGGATGTGATCAAACATCATGATTCTAAATACTAAATCTTGTTTTTTAATTGTTCTGTAGTCAACTTCGCATTCTGCCATTTTAGTTTTTTTATTAATAGCTTTTTGCTGTTCATAAGCACGTTGACTTTGTATTTTTGCTTTGTTTCTTTTTGCTTCTGCTACCGTTCGTATGTTCACCTTGTCAAGGCTAGGCAGTATGATATCGTATGTTGCATATTCGGGCGATACATAACTGCAAAATGTTGCTTTTGAACGATGTATTTCAGCTAACATGTCTTTGTTGTTTAAGTAGTTTACTCTTTTTGCCATTTAATTTCCTTAATTTAATTACATTATAATACACGCACTTAATTTTGTCAACTAAATACTATATAGGAGACTACCATGAGTAATAGAGTAAGTTCGCCGTCAACCTTTGCTGGCAACCAACCTAACAACAACACACCTATAGCAGACTTTTTAGGTAATGTAAATGACCTAATGTCTGGATTTAGGAGTAGAAACATATTGCCAGGTGCTGAACCTGCGCAAGCTAATGCTGCACAAGCAAGTTTTAGCTACACAAATGATTATACCGATGATTGGAGAGTGCGTGTAAGTGTCCCCACTACTGGTGCATTTAGTAGTAGCCCTGTTTTAGCTCCATTAAAAAATACAAATAACTCCTTGGTATGGCCTACCGTTCCTACAGTGTTACTTAGCCATAGTGCAAACTATTCTGAGTTTGGTCCTACTCATAATAATTATGCTTTTCCTCAGTATGAGAACAGTAGAGTTGAAGATATTCAAATTGCAGGACAATTTCCTGTGCAAAATTCTGAAGATGGCAAGTATTGGATTGCAGCAGTACACTTTTTACGAAGTGTAAGCAAAATGGCGTATGGTCAAACTAGTAATAAAGGATCACCTCCTCCTCTTATGAGATTAAACGGGTATGGTGATTATGTAATGAAAAACATTCCTGTATTATTAACTTCTTTTACAGTTGACTTGCCTGCAGATGTTGATTACATTAGATCTGAATTTGCTACAGGAGCAGACATTGATGGTTTTGGTTTAAGTAATAACGGTATGGTGCCTACACTTAGCACTATTACATGTGTATTTAAAGTAGCATACAGCAGAAATAAAGTTAACAACTTTAGTTTAGACGATTTTGTTAATGGTAATTTAATTGAACAAGGATATTTATAATGCCAGATTATAGTAGTTCCAGTCCTTATAAAACAACTCCATATGCACAAGACGGGTCTTTAGGATATTTTTCTATAAGACCGGTTCCTGCACAAGATGATGATATTGTTTACACAATTGAAGCACAATATGAAAACAGACCAGATTTGTTAGCTTACGATATTTACGGAACGAGTAAGTTATGGTGGGTATTTACTCAACGTAATATGGATACAATTGAAGATCCAGTTAACGATTTTAAAGCAGGCACACAAATCTATCTTCCTAAGAGTTCAAACATTAAAAGGGTATTAGGAATCTAATGGCTTTAATTAATCCGCTTCATGCATTTAGTACATTTAACACAATTTTTACGTTATCAGTTTTAACTGCAAACGAAGTAAATTCACCTAACTCGACTTATAAAATAAGAGAGCCTAGCAATGTATTATTACGTTCAGGCGGCGGAGCCACAAACAAAACAACAACCTATTATGAAGATAGATTAGGTATCAAATTAGAATATTTTATTGATAATGTAAACATTGAAAGTTTAGTTACTAATAATAGTACAACAAGAAGTTCAAACGCTACTTCAGTAAATTTTGAAGTAGTAGAACCATATAGTATGGGACTTTTCTTACAAACTTTGGCAATTGCAGCTAAAGAAGCCTATGGAAATGAATACGTAAATTATTTAGATACTCCTTATTTGTTAACAATTGAATTTATAGGATATGATGACAACGGAAATCCTGTGGTAGTTACTGACAACCTAACAAGACACTATCCTATCCAACTAACAGATTTGCAATTTAATGTAAACTCAAGCGGTAGTACATATAATATAGAAGCTATTCCTTGGAACGAAACTGCATTTTTTGATCAAATTGAAAGAACAAATAGCGATATACAAATTACCGGAAGAACAGTAGCAGAAGTCTTACAAGATGGGCCTTTTAGTTTATCTACAGTACTAAATGCAAACTTACAACGTCAAACTGCTGAAGGTAAAGAAGTAGAAGCTGATAGTATTGCAATTATATTTCCAACAAGTGTTTCGTCTACTAATAATTTAGGAACATTACAAGCTACTCAAATAGGAGCAGCGCAATTTATTGATGTAGACAACCCAGGAGTGCCTGGCGCAGTAATATCAGGTTTTCAAACAGGTATACTGGATAGCGGAGTAGGGCAAAATACAATCGATCCTAGTATAAAAAATTATGTTGATAACTTTGTTGCAACACAAGGTACGCAGTTTGGTGTAGCAGAGTCAATAGGACTCAATGACTTTGGTGCAGCTAAAATTATCGATGGATTTTCAGAAGCAGGTAAAAGTCCGATGCCTACCGAAGGATCAAAATATAAAAATGATGTATTTGATAGGAGTAATATTACACTTAATGACGAATTACGTGTTTACAACTATGGACAAAATACAAAAGTTACAAAAATTATAGAAGATGTTATATTAAGCAGTAAATGGGGGCAAGGTTTAACTGAAGTTTCTCCTGACTCTAATGGTTATGTAGATTGGTTTAGAGTACAAAGTAAAGTATTACTAGATTCAAATAAAACTCAGCAAAGACACAGCGGAAGATTAGCAAGAACTTACATATATGAAGTAGTTCCTTATAAAGTTCATATGAGTACCATACAAATGCCTACTACAGGAGGCCCTGGATACAGTCCTATGGCTAATGCTGTAGCAAAAGAATACAATTACATCTACACTGGTGCTAATAGCGATATTATAAATTTTGATATAAGACTTAATGCAGCGTTTTTTGTTGGTTTAAAAACAGATCTTGGCAATATTACTGGAGATCATGCAACTGGCAATACACAGGATAATACAAGGCAAGGCGCAGTTGAATATGTGCAAATAGGAGGCAGTTCCAATGCACAAAATCCAGGAGGTTTAGCAAAAACTGGAAATGTGTTAACTTCTAATACTAGTTCTGCCGGCGGCAATGGCATTAGTAACAGTAAAATTTCTGCTGCACAGCAATTTCATAATTTAATTATTAATAGTGATGTAGATTTATTAGAGTTAGATATAGATATATTTGGTGATCCGTATTTTATGGCAGATAGCGGCATGGGAAATTATAATAGTACTGAAGCAGCTCTGTTTCTCAATAGCGATGGTAGCTTAGATTATCAAAGAAGTGAAACTAGTGTAATTGTTAATTTTAGAACACCTATAGATTATAATGAAAATAATACAATGTATTTTCCAGAAGATCAAAGTATAGCAGTAAACGCATTTAGTGGATTATATAGAGTATTGACTATTACAAATACAATTAATAGCGGTAAATTTACACAGAGATTAAATTTATTAAGGCTTCGAAATCAAGACGAAGTACCGAGTGAAGATTCTCAACCAATACTACAATCAGGTCAGTCTGGGCCGTACAGCCCGTTTTAAGGAAACGTAATGACACAAGATAATACAAAAAATAATCAAGTGACTAGAACTCAGGAGGATTCAGAAGCTGCAAAAAAATATGGCTTTAAAATAGGACGTATTGTTAGTCATATGGATCCTCATTACATGGGCGCACTAAAAGTAACATTAATTAATTTTGATACATCAGGAAACGAATTAGAGGATGAAGGCGAAACTGTTGATGTAGATTATGCACCAGTGTTTTATGGCACTACTCCTGCAGAACATTTAACGCCTGGTGATGCATATTCTGATACACAGCAAAGCTATGGATTTTGGGCAGTGCCGCCGGATGTAGGAACAAGAGTGTTATGCGGATTTGTAGATGGTGATATTAATAGAGGATATTGGTTTGCATGTGTTCAAGACAGATTTATGAATTTTATGGTACCTGGTGGTCAACCAGCTACTGAATTTTATAAAGGAAAACCGCCCGAAGGTGTTAAAGGTAAAAAATTACCAACCGCAGAATATAATAAAAGGACTGATGGCGACAAGCAAAAAGATCCTACAAAAAATAAAAAAGCATTAAATTTAAAATTTATTGAAAAATTAAAAGAAAGTGGATTAGCCGAAGACGACATTAGAGGAATAACAAGCACTAGTGCAAGAAGAGAAATACCTAGTAGTGTATATGGTATCAGTAGTCCTGGACCAAGTGATAAAGCAGGACCAAGAGCACAACGAGGAACTAAGAATAACAAAGCTATTGTACCAAAAAGTAGATTAGGTGGACAAAGTTTTGTTATTGATGACGGTGATGATAAAAGACTGCGTAAAGGATCTGCTCAAGATACTCCTTATGAGTATATAGATCAAGAAACATCATCTGGTGGTGACAAAGCAATTCCTCATAACGAAATGATACGTTTTAGAACACGTACAGGTCATCAAATTTTGCTGCATAATAGTGAAGATTTAATTTATATTGGTAACGGTAGAGGAACTAGTTGGATTGAACTTACTAGCAATGGCAAGATTGACATATATGCACAAGATAGTATTAGTGTTCACAGTGAACAGGATATAAATTTTGTTGCAGATAGAGATATTAATCTAGAAGCAGGTAGAAATATAAACACTAATGCTGTAGAAAATCAATATCATACTGTTGGTAAGAATATAGAAAATCGTGTAGGCGAAACATACAAAACTAGTGCTGCAAAAAATATTGAACTGTACGCTGTACAAGACAATTATGTTACAGCAGGAGAAAGAAACTTATTCAACAGTTATTTGCAAACATATGTTACTGCGCTTCAAGATATGCACGTTTTAACTGAAAAGAATCTGTTTAGTCATTCATTTGAAAACACACATATCACAGCAGATAAATCTTTGTTTATAAATGCACTAGAAGGCATTGAAGGTATTGCTGGAAGCGGTAGTATGAAATTAAAAGTTGGTACTAATATGGAAATACTTGTAGGAGAAACTACAAAAATCACCAGTGGCGGCAACTTTGAAACACTTACAACAGGCAATACAAACATAACCAGTAGTGGTAATAGCAATATAAACAGTAAAGGTCATTACGAAACTGCTAACCCGATTCACATGAACGGACCTACAGCAGCCAAAGCAACAGCAGCTACTGAAGCAACCGAAGCAACTGTTTCGGAAGAATCGAAAATAATCGAAGAAGTTGCGTTAGCAGCATTATTTCCTGCAAGAGTACCACAGCACGAACCGTGGAGTGGGCATGAAAATTGGGATCCGGCAGCAGTTACTCCTGATAAAACAGAAGCAAAGCCAGATAGTCAAGATATTCATATTCCAGTTGAAGACGAATCAAGACTAGCAAAAGACAGATCATTAATTAGTGATGTATGGGATAGCGGCGAGGGCATAAAATATCCTGAGATACCACAACGTGATCGATAAAAAGGGGGCAACATGAGTATTGTAACAGATGGAAACGGAAATCCTGTTAGAGATAGCAGGGGAAATCCAGTAAGAAGTACTCCGCAAGTATATGGAGTAAACAACGGTGCTGTAAGCACTACACCGATTGGATTACCTCAAAATCCAGTTAGTAATGCGTTGCAATCTCTAGGAATAAATGTTGGAGGACAAAATACAGACTATCGTAGTCCTCAAAGTTTTAGCAGGCAAGCTAGTAATTCTATTGCTAACACTATTGGCAATGATGTAAGAGTTAATATAAACGCGGGCGGTTTGTTTGCTAGGGTAACACAAGATAATACAAGTTTTGGCTTTGATAACGGAAATGCTGGTGTAATAATACAAGACGGTCAGCTTGGCGGGTTTCGTGTAGGTAATGCAGGTATTGGATTTCAAGACGGAAAGATACAAGGTATAACTGCTGGACCATTAAGTTTAGGTTTTGACGGCGCAGGTAACATTTCAGGCGGTAACATAACCGCTGGACCTCTAAGTTTAAGTTTAACTGAAGGCGGATTAAGCGGTGGATTTAGTGCTGGACCTGCAAACTTCCAATTTGGTCCACAAGGTATTACAAGTGGCAGTTTTAGTGCTGGTGGTATAACAGCAGGCTTTGGTCCAGGTGGATTTGGAATAGGCGGTAGTGTAGGTGGATTAAACTTTAGTATAGGCAGCGGCGGATTTAATTTAAGTCTTGGTGGAAGTTATTTTGGATTCGGTGGCGGAGGCCCGCACACAGTTGGCGGCAACGGTACTGGAGCCATTGATAGATATCAAAAAGAAAATCCAACTCAAGTAACTAATCCAACTGAAAGTAAAGTTGAAATAGCTATTGATACATTTTTAAAAGGTGGCGGCGGCGCAGCAGGCTTAGGAGGATTGTTAGCAGGACTGTTAGGCAGCATTGGCGGAGCAGCATTGTTATCAAGCCTTTCGGGAGATTTATTTAAAGCAATTGGCGCCAATGGATTAGGCGATGCAATGGACAAGATAGGTAGTTCAATAACTGGCGTTGTAGGAGATTTTGCAAGCGGATTAGGTGATTCGTTGAATAGCATTCCGGGCATCGGACCTTCCTTGTCTGCGTTTGGAAACGGAGTAGGTGCATTTGTAGGTGATATAGGCGATGCAATTTTAAATTCGCCACCTGAAGTTAAAGCTATAGTTGCTGGTGCATTTGCAACTAGGTTAAGCGGCGGAAGTATCAGTTTAAGTATTGATGATAGAAATGCTGTATTAGCAGGTTTGCAATTTGATTCGCCAATGGGACAATTATCAATTGATATGGGTACATCAGCTAGAAATTTAGTCAATATAGCAACAGCAAATAATATCACAAATACAGGAAATTTGCTTAACTTAACAAGTGCAGCAAACGGATTTAGCAATGCTGCTGATAGAAATTTAAGATCCAATGGCACAATAGGAAATAACACATCTCAAAATGTTGTAAGAGATAGATACGGAACTCCTGTTACAGGTCCTCGGTAACAATATTATAGGTTAATTTTTTAAGGTAAATACGTTATGGTACAAAAGATATACAAAAATACTACTGTTGGTATAAACACTGTTCAATCACCTGTGAAAAGTAAATCCTATAAAGGTGTTAGCACTGTTGGCCGTCCTAAAAAATTTAAATTATATGATTTAGAATTAATTAAACAAGACATTCTAAATCATTTTCATATAAGACAGGGCGAAAAATTAGAAAATCCTACCTTTGGTACAATTATTTGGGATATATTATTTGAACCTCTTACCGACGATTTAAAATTAGCAGTAGAAAAAAATGTTACAGATATAGTAAATTACGATCCAAGAGTAAGTGTAGATAAAGTTGCAATAGATAGCTATGAACACGGTCTACAAATTGAAGTTCAACTTACATATTTGCCTTATAGTATCAGCGAAAAATTACAAATGCGCTTCGACCAAAATGCTGGTTTAATTTAACTGCGTAGTTTATTCAAAGCGATAAATATTACTGTATTAAAGGAATATCTCTATGGCTATAACTGATAGACAAAACAAACTGCTAAAAGCCGAAGACTGGAAGCGTATATATCAAACCTTCCGCAATGCTGACTTTAAGAGTTATGATTTTGACAATCTTCGCAGAACAATGATCAATTATCTTCGTGAAAACTATCCAGAAGATTTTAACGATTATATTGAAAGCAGTGAATATATTGCACTTATTGACTTGATTGCATTTTTAGGTCAAAACATCAGTTATCGTGTTGATCTAAATGCCAGAGATAACTTTTTAGAACTTGCTGAGCGTAGAGAAAGTGTGTTAAGACATGCTAGATTATTAAGTTATAATCCAAAAAGAAACAAACCTGCAAACGGACTACTCAAACTTGTAAGTTTGAGTACTACTGAATCTATTGTTGACAGTAATAATCTTAATTTAGCAAATCAAAGTATATTGTGGAATGATACTACAAACACAAACTGGCGTGAGCAATATACAAGAATTTTAAATGCTGCATTACCAGTGCAAAATGGTATTGGCAAACCTTTAAAAGCAGGTTCGGTTAATGGAGTTACAACACAGTTGTATAGATTTAACAGCACAAGTAACACTGTGCCAGTATATGAATTTTCAAAAGCAATAGATAACAAAAAAGAATCGTTTGAAGTTGTTAGCACTAACTTTGATAATGATTCAATATATGAAGAAGCACCATTACCTGGAAATAATTTAGCATTTTTATATAGAGACAATGGTCGAGGACCAGGTAGTTCAAACAGTGGATATTTTTTACACTTTAGACAGGGTAAATTACTTAATAATCAATTTAATTTAGAAGTAGCAGCACCACACGAAACGGTAGATGTAAACACTGCAAATATCAACAATGACGATGTCTGGTTATACAAACTTAATGCAGACGGAAATGAATCAGATTTATGGAATAAAGTTGATGCAGTTGAAGGCAACAACATTGTATATAACAGTTTAGAAAAAAATGTTAAAGACATTTATACAGTTTTAACAAAAGTAAATGATACAGTAAGTTTAGTATTCAGTGATGGAATTTTTGGCAACATTCCAAAAGGTCAGTTTAGAATTTATTATAGACAAAGTGCTAATAGTTCTGTGCGTATTGTTCCTGCAGAATTTACAGGTATTAACGTAGTTGTACCTTACATAAGCAAAGCAGGAAAAGCAGAAAAAATATCACTTGTACTAGAATTACAAAATGCTGTTACTAATGCATCTACAAGTGAAACAAACGAAAGCATTAAACAAAATGCACCGAGTAATTATTACACACAAGATAGACTTATTACAGGCGAAGACTACAATGTAGGTCCGCTAAGTGTTAGCCAAGAAATTGTTAAAACTAAAAGTGTTAACAGAACTAGCAGTGGCGTAAGTAGATATTTTGATTTAAGAGATAGTACTGGAAAATACAGTAACACAAATCTTTACGGCAATGATGGAATCATTTACCGCGAATATATGCAAGAAAAAATTAACTTTGAATTTGTAAATCAAACAGATATAGAATTTTTTGCAAGAAACACAATAATTGATTTAATTAAAGATAGCAAAATGCGTAATTATTATTTAGATCAATATCCTCGCAATCAAACTATTAGTAATTTTGAATTAGCATGGAACAAAGAAACGTTTGATCTAAACAGATGTAGTGGTAGATTTATAGATAGTGATACAATCGTAGCAACACTAGGTAGTTTTACAAGCGGATTGTTAACATATGTCAAGCCAGGCTCTTACTTAAAATTTGAAGCACCAACTGGATATTATTTTGATAGTACAAATAACAATAAACTTGTACTAGGAAATCCAACTACTAAAGGTGCAATACTTTATAAATGGGTAAAGGTTATTAGTGTATTTGAAAACGGAACAGTAAACGATCCAAATACTAATTTAGGACCTGTTATTTTAAATGATAATATTCCAACAAATAGTAAACTTGTTGAAATAATTCCTGTACTTAATAAAGTGTTTACAGATGATACTATAAACCTGTTTGTAGAACAGATGTTTGCATTTAAACGTTTTGGTTTACGTTATGATTTTAACAAAAGTCAATGGGATGTAATTTTAGACAAAGATTTAACATCAAGTAGAGAATTCAGTTTAAGTAGTACTGGAGACATAAGTGGTAGAAACTTAGACGGCAGCTGGTTGATATTATTTGAAACCAATGGTGTTTATTATACTGTAACATACAGAGGATTGCGTTATGTTTTCAGTAGTTTAGATGAAATAAGATTTTACTTTGATAAAGTAGATAAAATTTACGATAGTAGAACGCAGAAAATAGTTAAAGATAAAATACAACTTTTGAATATTAATAATAAGCCATTATCTTTAGATTATTTTACAACAGATATTGATTGGCAAATTGTTAGTGATTATATAAACATAGACAATTATGTTGATAGCACAAAAGTTGAAATAGACTTTTATGATACCGACGATGATGGAATAGTTGATGACCCTGATATTTTTACTCAATTTGTAGCAGTTGATAACAACACTTATGTATATGAGAAAAAAATGTTAGAAGGTGATGCAGAGGCGTTTTATGCTGTTGATAATTCAGTAGAAGGTATTGTAGATACTTTTGAAGTAGAACAAAACATTGGCGCATTAAGCCAGTACACCGAAGGTACAGTATTTTATTTTAGAGCAGTAGATTTATTTAAAAAACTTACTGGTAATAGATTAGTTATTACAGATGAATATCGTGCATTTATTGGTAGAGATAATATAAAATTTAGATATTATCATGCTGCAAACGAAAATCGTAGACTTGATCCAAGTGTATCTAACATGATTGATACTTTTTTATTAACTAGATCTTATGACACAGAATATAGAAAATGGTTAACCAATGAAATTGTTGATAAACCTCTGCCGCCGAGTAGTGATGAATTGTTTATACAATATGGACAAGAAATCAACAAACGTAAAAGCATAAGCGATGAAGTAATATATCATCCGGTAAAATACAAAGCATTATTTGGTAACAAAGCTGCTGTTGATTTACAAGCAAAAATTAAGATTGTTAAAAATAACGAACAAGTATTAAATGACAATGATGTAAAAGCTAGAGTTATTACTGCTATTAACACATTTTTTAGTTTAGAAAATTGGGACTTTGGAGAAACGTTTTATTTTAGTGAACTTTCTACTTATATTGTTTCTAAATTAAGTCCAGATATTGCCAGCATCGTATTAGTGCCGGTTCAAGAAAATCAAAGTTTTGGTAGTCTTTATGAAATTAAAGCGGAAAGCAATGAAATATTTGTTAGCGCAGCAACAGTAAACGACATTGAAATTATCGATGCTATTACAGCAACAAGATTAAAAGCTACCGGACAAGTAGTTACAGCAACAAATACTGAAAATGTTAACATTCAAAGTAGTACATTAAGTGAATAACTAGAGGAATAAGACAGTATGGCATACGAAGACCAGCAACCAGAATTTCCAGTTGGTGATAACAGTAAAAAAAGTAGTAGGTTCTTACCTCGTTATTTTAGAACAAGTACTAATGAAAAACTTACAAGTTCTACAATTGATCAATTATTTTCTTCGGGTGCAGTTGAAAAAATAAATGCATTTGTTGGAAGAAAAAATGCAAAAGCAAATGCAAACAATAGTACATATCTTACTGAAATAAATTCTCTAAGATCAAATTATCAATTAGATCCTAGTGTAAACATCAGAGACGATTTAGGCAATATTACTTTTCATAAGGATTATATTGACTATATAGGGCAAATAAAAAGTTTTTATAGCAACACAAGCAATCACAGTAAACTAAATGAACAAGAAATATATTCTTGGAACCCTCATATTGATTTTGACAAATTTACAAATTTTCGTGAATATTACTGGTTACCTAACGGTCCTCAAGTTGTAACTGTTCCTGGCAATTCGCGTGATGTCGAAAGCACATACAAAATCAACGTAGTTGAAGAAACAGACAATTTTGCATATTTATTTACACCAGATAAACTTACTAGAAATCCTTTGCTTAACTTGTATAGAGGGCAGACATATAGATTTGAAATAAATGCAGAAGGAAATCCTTTTGCTTTTGCAATAAGTAGAGAATTTTTACCTGGACTTACATTTGAAGATAGTGTAACAAACGAAAGCACATTATATACAGACGGTATTGTAACGACAGATGCAGATGCAGATGGTTATGTAAGCAAAGGTGTAATTGAGTTTACAGTGCCTGAAAATGCTCCAGATGAACTTTTTTATATTAGTAAAGAAGATATTAATACAAGCGGACTTATAAGAATATCGACTATTGAAGAAAATAGTTTTATTGATATAGATAAAGAAATTTTAGGCAAAGTAAGTTACACAACTGCTGATGGGTGGAATTTATCTAATGGCATGAAAGTGCAATTTACCGGAACAGTAATTCCTGAAAAATATCAAGATGGTGTGTTTTATGTTGACGGCGTAGGCAAAGAAATTGTTTTAATTTCTGTTGATGATTTAAGCACAGCAGATTTGCTTTTAGGCGACGAAGATGTAGCGTTTGATGTATATGGGTTTGATAGATTGCCTTGGAGTACAGCACTTGGTTATCCTGCTGTAAAAGATTATATTGTAAGTAATCGTTCTAGTGTAGACAAAAACCCTTGGGCAAGATACAACAGATGGTTCCATATAAGTGTAATCGAACAAAGTGCAAAAATTAATAATCAAGAATATACGTTGCCTGCAAACAGTAGAGGAAAACGTCCAATTATTGAATTTAAGCCAGGCATCAAAATGTATCATAACGGTACTGTATGTAAAGATCCGATTGATCTAATAGATGACTGGACAAATGATATATTTTCTATTATCGAAGGACAAGAAGGTTACAATATTGACAATGTAAATTTAGTAGACGGAATGCGTATTTTGTTTACTAATGATTCAGACACTGTAGTGAATAATAAAATTTATGTAGTGAATTTTATAAAATTTCAAAACAAAACACAAATTAGTTTAATAGAAGCAACTGATAGCACAGCATCTGAAAATGATATTGTTTTAATAAAAGACGGCAAAGTAAATGCAGGTAAACAATATTTCTTTGATGGTACTAAATGGAAAAAAGCACAAGAAAAAACTTCAGTAAATCAAACACCTGTATTTGATATATTTGATAAAACAGAAACAAGTTATAGTAATACAACGTATTACGAAAGCACTACGTTTACAGGCAATAAGATTTTTGCTTACAAAGAAGGCACAGGAGCACTTGATAGTGAATTAGGATTTCCTGTAACATATAAAAATATAGATAACGTAGGCGATATTGTATTTGAGTTTGATTTGTTAGCTCAAAAAGATAGCTACATTCAAGACGAGGAAAATATAGATTTACTTGCTAGTCAAGGTTTTGTGAAAATTACCGATAGTTATGATAAAGAAACCTTATACGAAAATGCTTGGAAAAAGCATTATACAAAAAGTAGGCAGGCTGTAATCATTGATGTGCAAGGAGCAAATCAAACAAATAATTTTGAAATAGATTGTTTTACAAAAAGTAACACACTCTCAGACTTAAAATTAAAAATATTTACAAATAGAAAGTTTTTAAAAGAAGGTATAGATTATACCTTAGGTGCAACACTTACTGAAAACGTACTAGTAACACTAACAACTCCAATTGAACCTGATGATAGAATAATTATTAAGTGTTATACTAGTGCTGATAAAAACGATAATGCATATTATGAAACTGCATACAATCTAGAACGTAATCCAAATAACCTTGATGTAAAAGAATTCACAATAGGCGAAGTAAACGATCATGTGCAAACTATTGTAGAAAATATAGAAAATTTTGAAGGCATACATCCTGGTGTAGGAAATCTGCGTGATAAGGGTAATATTGAAATATACGGAGATAGATTTGTAACACATGCAGGCCCTATAGGTTTGCCTTTATATCATTTCACTTCTAAAGAACATAATATAGTAAACTCTATAAAACTTGCATTACAAGAATACAGTAAATTTAAAAGAGAATTTTTAAGACTTGCAACATATGACGGCTATAACAACACTGTAGAAAAACATGTTGATTATTTATTAGCGCAATTTGCTACAAGTAAAACTAGATTAGATGCATACTATGATAGTGATGTTGTTCCGTTTGGTGCAAAAAACATTATTGAGTATACTGTATTAGATTCCGGAAACCCTTATTTTCCTTTGACTACAGCATTTAATCTAAACAAATTAAATCATAAAGCAGTTTTAGTTTATAACAATAATGTCCAGCTAACATATATAAAAGATTATATGTTTACCGATGAAGGATTTGTAAATATTCCAGGTGTTGAAAATGATGATATAATTCATATACATGAATTTGAAACAACAGATGGTTGTTTTGTTCCTCCAACGCCAAGTAAGTTAGGATTGTATCCTTTATACGAACCGCAAATTATACTCGATAATACATTTAGTACACCTACTAAAGTTATCCAAGGACATGACGGAAGCAGAACAGTAGCATTTAACGACTTCCGCGACGACCTCTTAATTGAATTAGAAAAACGTATTTTTAACAATGTAAAAACTAGATATAATGCTGAATTATTTGATATATTTGATTACATTCCTGGTAGATTTAGATCTACAGGATTAGCTCGTAATGATATTGAAAATATAATGATAGCTGATTTTATTAATTGGACTAATGTTGCACAAGTTTATGATTTTAATGAAAATAAAAATATTGACATAAGTGACAGTTTCAGTTATAATTATAGAAATACAAGTGATATTAGTGGTAAGCAATTAGAAGGATTCTGGCGTGCAGTTTACAATAATGCCTACGACACCGATACACCAAATTTAACACCATGGAAAATGTTAGGATTTTCGATTCAGCCTAGCTGGTGGGAAACTGTTTACGGTCCTGCTCCTTATACTAGCAATAATATACCATTATGGAAAGATTTAGAAGCTGGAATCATTAGAGAGCCAGGCAAATTAATAAGAAAAGATATTAGATTTGCAAGACCAAATTTAACTAGCCAAATACCAACTGACGAAAATGGAAGAATTAGAAGTCCGTTTGAAACTGGATTTTCAAAAGACTTTAGTTTTTCAAGCCAAGAAGGATACACATTTGAATTCGGCGATCAAGGACCTGCTGAAACTGCCTGGCGTAGAAGTAGTGAATATCCGTTTAGCTTATTGAATGCATTATTGCTTTTAAAACCTGCAAAAGTATTTGGTTATGCATACGACTATTCAAAAATTTCTAGAAGTTTATCTGGTAACTTAATATACAATCATAAGAATGCTATATCAGCAAAAGAAATAGATTTTGTAAATCCTAGTGCAGGATTGTTAAATTATGTAAAAGATTATATCAAATACAACAATATGTCTTTTGATGATTATAAAAATAATATTGCAAATTTACGTTATAATTTAAGTTTTAGATTGGCAGGATTTAGTGATAAAGAAAAAGTAAATTTAGTTTTAGATAGTAAAACACCTAATAGTTCAGGAGATATCTTTACTCCGCAAGAAAATTATAATTTGTTCCTAAAGACTAGTTCTCCAATTGATGTTGTTACATACAGCGGCGTTGTAATTGAAAAGGTTTCTACAGGATATAAAATAAACGGATACGATAGAAATAATCCTAAATTTACATACAATAAAGTAATAGAAAGTGCAAACGATCCGTTTATAACTGTAGGCGGAATAAGTGAAGAGTTTGCAGAATGGGCAGCTGAAAAATTATACGTGGCAGGTGGCATTGTAAGATATTCGCAAAAGTTTTACAGAGTAAACGAAACACATACTAGTGTTGACGAGTTTGAGAGTGCTAAATTTTCAGAACTTGCAGAGTTGCCTACAGTCGGCGGACGAGCAGGTAGGTTTAGTAAAAGATTCTCTGCCTCTGTTTCTTATTTGCAATACGGAACTGTTTTACCTAGATATCAAGATGTAATAGACTTTTTGTTAGGGTACGATAAAGCACTACAAGATCTTGGATTTAGATTTGATTATAATAATGCAAAATATGGTATAGTTGAAAACTTTAGATTAGCTGCAAAAGAGTTCTTGTTTTGGACTACGCAAAACTGGGGAGATCAAAGTGTAATTAGTTTATCGCCTAGTGCAAACAAAATTGTATTCAAACGTGATTTTTACTTACCAGACAATTTATATGATAGCATATTCAATTATGAAATTTTAGATCAAGATGGAAAATTGTTCAAAACGGATTTTGTAAATTTAGTGCGTGAAACAGATAACACATTTAGCCTAGCAAGTAATGACGAAGGCACTGGTGTATATTTTGTTAGATTGTTCCTAGTTCAAAAAGAACATTGTATTGTTATTGATAATGATACTGTTTTTGCAGATACCATTTATAATGAAACAAGTGGGTATAGACAAGAAAGATTAAAAGTAATAGGATACAGGACAGCTGATTGGTCAGGTACACTTAACATTCCAGGGTTTGTATTTGACGAACCTAAAGCAACTAAATGGAAGAGTTTTTCTGATTACATTATCGGCGATGTAATTGCTTACAAAGACAAATACTACACAGCAACACTAAGCCATACTAGTGGAGAATTTTTTGATCAAACAAATTGGACAGTATTAACAGAGACTCCAAAGAATCAATTAATTCCAAACTTTGATTACAGAGCTTCTCAATTTGCTGATTTTTATGATTTAGACACAGATAATTTCGATACTGAACAACAAAGACTAGCACAGCATCTTATTGGTTATCAAAAGCGTGAATACCTTAAAAATATAATAAATGATGAAATAAGTCAATATAAATTTTATCAAGGAATGATACAAGATAAAGGAACTAAAAATGTCCTTACAAAATTGTTTGATAAACTTAGTTCGTCTGGTAAAGACAGTATTGAATTTTTTGAAGAATGGGCTATTAGAGCAGGTCAATACGGCGCCACAGATAGTTTTGAAGAATTTGAAATTACTATAGATGAATCAAAATATAAACTTACTCCTCAGCCTTTTGAACTTGTATCTAGTGTAGACAAAACTAGATCTGATTTTATATATCAAGTTCCAAGATCTGATATAAACATTAAACCTGCAAATTATAATAACAAATTATTTCCATTTGCTGAATATGAAGAAGTTACAAAAACAGCTGGGTATGTTGCTCCTGCACAAATCGATTTTATTACAAGTGGAGTAGATCAACTTTTAGGATTTGATATTAATTTAGTCAAACAAGGGCAGTACGTTTGGGTAACGAATGATAAGCTGTCTTGGAATGTATACGAATTTAAGAAAACAAATTATCAAGTTGAACGCATTACAAAAACATTAACTGGATTTAAAGTCAGTTTAGATAGCAACCACAACCTAAAAAGTGGTGATATTATTGGATTGACAAATATTAACGATGAGTTAGATGGATTTAGACAAGTAATTTATACAGGTTATAAAGAATTAGAATTTTATACTGAAGAAAATATTACAGAAGATATAGATTTATCTGACAGTAGTGCTGGGATTGTAATTCAAGTAGCACCACGTAGATTTACAAATCTTGATGACTACAATACAATTTTAAGAAACACAGATGTGCAAGTTGGTAACAAAGCATGGATAGATGACATAGGCAACAACAAATGGGCTGTGTTAGAAAATAAACCTGTGTATGATGTTGAAGACATAGTAGTCAATCCACAAACTGGACTTGTAACTAATTTTGGTGATTCGTTAGCAGTAAATCAAACAAACACAAAATTAGCAGTAGGCGATCCAAATACAAACGGCAGAGTAATAGTATATACTCGTATCGGAGACGGCGGCGACTTTAGTTCTCCTGAAAACTATCAAGCCGACACTAGTGTAGTTGGAACCAACAGCCAATTCGGAGCCAGCGTTGCATTATCTCCAAGCGGTGATTTTTTATTCGTAGGCGCTCCTAATGCTGCAAACTTGCGTACACGTTATAAAGGTAATATATTACCTGGTACAAGTTATAGCGCAGGTGAAATAGTAAACGACAGAGGAACATTGTGGAGAGCAAAAGTTGATGTTGATGGTAGCGATGTAAGCACTATTAATAAAATGAGCCAAGATTGGGAACGTGCAAATTTAATTGATGTTGATCCTGATGGAAGTTTAACTGGCAGTATACTAGGTGCTGTTTGTGTGTATAAAAAAGAAGATGTTGGAAATGAATACGAATTAGTAACCACTATTCTAAGCCCAGAGCCGGTATCAGATGACAATTTTGGTAGAATAGTAAAATGTAGAAAAGATATTGACGGTGTGTTAAGACTCTACATTGCAAGTAATGAAGCCGAAGGAAGAATCTACTTTTTTGATAATGACACAACTGATGGAAGTTGGAAATATAGTAGAGATGATAATTACAGAGGAACATTCAATCCAACTGAAAATTACATTCAAGGCGAAATTGTATGGTATAATACAACAGGCGGAGCAGACGGCAATCGTCATTTATGGCGTGCTAACAAAGATCTTCCAGCACAGTCATTTAGCGAAACTAATTGGGAATTACTAGATCAGTATGTTGACCACAAAGGTTATATACCTCCACAAAACGAACTACTCAACGACGAAAGCGACAATTTAGGTGTTGCTGGTGGACAAAAAATTGCAACTAGTTTTGATGTAAGTGTTAACGGAGAGGTCTTAGTTGTAAATGGCGAAGATACACTTAACACAAATGTAGTAAGTGTGTACAGAAGAGTTAATAATAGATATGCATACTATGAAACAATTGAAACAGCAAATTTAGCACAAGAGTTTGGAAGTGAAGTTGCTGTAAGTGCAAATGGTAATGCAATTGCTATTAATGCTATTAGAAATGATGACACAGGAACAAATAACGGAGCGGTCTTTGTATACAGATATACAGGCAACGAGTATGGTTTAAATCAAACATTATATCCTCCTACAGGCGAACCAGGTGAATTATTTGGAATTAGTTTAAACTTTAGCGAAGAAAATCTTATAATTGCAAGTGCAAATGGTAGTAGATTTGTACCAACATTGTTTGACCAAACAATTGTTCGCAACAATGATACATCGTTTGATAGTAACACAACTAAGTTTTTTAATAAATTTCCAAATGCAGGAACAGTGTATATTTTCCAAAATTTCAACAACAATTATTTGTATGCTGAAGAATTGGATTGGAATTATGATACAAAAAATAGTAGTACTCCAGTGTTACTTACAAATGCAAATCACATTTATATTAGCTATCCAAGATTAGAATACACAGCTGATTATGGTGTAGTATTAGATATTAAAAGAGACAAGCAAAATTATAGTTGGACAAAATTATCTGAGCAAATTGATACGCCTGATATTAGTAAAATTAAACGTGCTTTCTTGTTTGACAAAAATACAAATGATATTGTTACTTTCTTAGATGTAATAGATCCTATACAAGGAAAAATTGCAGGAGTAGCTGATGAAGCAATTGATTTAAAATTAGCATTTGATCCTGCTTCTTATAGTGTTGACACTACAACATCAAATAACCAAGATTTTTGGGCAAATGAATATGTAGGAACATACTGGTGGAACACAGAATCAACAAAATGGTATAATCCTTTTCAAGGTAATGCAGAAACACAAACTAGTTTTTGGAATAAATTATTACCTGATAGTGATACCCAAGTTTATGAATGGGTAGAAAGTGATTATATACCTAGCGAATATGATGAATTAGCAGATACAAACGAAGGAATCGAATTAGGTATAAGCGGTTTTAGTAAATATGGAGATTTTAAATATAGTGTAGGTAGAAAATATAATGCAGTAACAGAAACATTTAACACCAAATATTATTTCTGGGTACAAAACAATAGATTACTATCAAACACAAATAAAAAAATAAGTTCATATGATGCAGAACAACTGATTACAGATCCTCAAAGTGCTGGGTATGTGTTTATGAGTGCATTGAGTACTGATAAATTTGCTTTGCATAATGTACAACCTTTTGTTAAGGACAAAGATATTGCATTACATATTGATGTATATAAAGGTGAAATCAACGATAGAAATATTCATACTGAATATAAATTGTTAAGCGAAGGACTTGCAGGAAGTAATCCTCCAGACACATTTATTGAAAAATGGATTGATAGTTTAGTTGGATATGATAAAAACTTAAGACCTGTTCCTGATTTAGAATTAGGAGAAAGTAAAAAGTACGGTATTGAAAATCGTCCAAGACAAGGATTATTTAGAAATAGCTTAGAAGCACTAAAACAAACCATAGAACGTATCAACTATATTTTGCGTCAACAAATAATTACAGATTTTAAAGATCTCAAAGACCTAGATAAGAATGATATCAAGCCTAGATTATTAGAAGGTATTTTTGATGTTGAAGTTGCTACACTTGACGAAATTGCAAATATAGGTGTTGCTAATGCAAAATTAGCAGTTATAACTCCTACATTACTAGATGGTAAATTAGTAAGTGTGTCTATAGACGAACAAGGGTATGGATATAAATCTGCACCAAAAGTTATTATCACAGGCAATGGCACAGAAGCTGAAATTCAAACAACAATAGACAATCTTGGAAGAGTCATCGGTGCAACAATTATTAATACAGGCAAGAACTATTCGAGTATAAATGTTTCAGTACGTCCATTTACTTTCCTTGTCACTAATGATTCAACAATAAATGGTAAGTGGGCTTTATACGAATATGATTATTCATTAAATTATAATAGAGTACAATATCAAAAATGGAATGTTGCAAACTTTTGGAATTATGCCGATTGGTATGCAACTGGCTATGATGAAAATACTTCTATAAATTATTTAATTGATGGAAGTTATCAATTAGATGGGCTTAATGATATTATAGGCGATGTTGTAAAAATAAAAGACATTGGCACAGGCGGCTGGTTGTTACTACAAAAAATTGATGTGCAGACAGAAGTAGATTATACTGTAAATTATAAAACAGTCGGTAGACAAAACGGCACTATCCAATTTAGTTCTAAATTATATCAAAACACTAATTTTGGATTCGATAAGGTAGGATTTGATAATTTAGTTTACGACACTGAGCCAGTAAATGAAAGACGTATTATTTTACAAACACTTAAAGATAAAGTTTTTATTGACGATTTAAGTATAAAATTTAATGATATATTATTTACTGCTATAAGATATGCGCTGTATGAGCAGCAGACAGTTGATTGGATTTTCAAAACAAGTTTCCTAACAGCAAAGCATAATATCGGTATGTTTGATCAGCGAACTAATTTTAAATCAGATAATTTAGATAGTTACAAAGAGTTTATAAATGAAGTCAAGCCTTACAGTAGTAAAATCAGAGAGTACATTAGTGCATATGAGAATTTAGAAAATTCTCAAACACTAACAACTGACTTTGATTTGCCTCCTCGATATGACGATATACAAAATAAAATTGTTACAGAAACAATAAAGTTTTACAATTCAAATGTTGTAGGCAATAGAGAGTTTGTAAACACATATCCTCAAAAGAATTGGTTAGATAATTATAAATTTAAAATCAAAGAATTGGTAATACATGACGCTGGATATGGGTTATTAAATCAACCTGTTGTTACTGTATCTGGAGGCAATGGTCCTACACTAACAGGCAAAGGTTATAGAACAGGAGATAAGTTAACATCAATTGATATTGCATATAACGAAGCAGTATATACTTCACAACCTACTATAACTATAAATGGAAGTTTTGCTGATGATTACAAATTACCAGTAGTAATAGCAATATTAGGCGATAGTCCTGTACGATCAACTCATATGACAATGAAGTTTGATAGAGTGTCGGGAAATTTTGTGTTTACAGATTTAAAAACTGTAGAAACATTTACTGGAACAGGTGCAAAAAAATCTTTCAACACTAAATGGCCACTAGATTTACGTAAATCAAGAGTAAACGTAACTGTAGATGGCAACAATGTTCTATACACTAATTATACTTTAAGTAATGTTGAAGATACTACAAAAACTTATAGCAGAAATTTAGGCAACCTTTTATTTGAAACTGCTCCTGCTAATAATGCAACTATTGAAATTACATATTACAAAGATCCTGCAATGCTTTCCGCAGCAGACAGAATAAATGCTTTTTATAATCCAAAAGAAGGCATGCCAGGTATTACTAAAAACGAAGATGGAACTATTAATTTAGGACAGTTAATGACCGGACTTGATTACGAAGGTGTTAACATTGAAAGTGTTGATTTTTCAACTGATCAAGGGTTCGACGTTGGTGGCTTTGGTATTATTCCTTGGGATATCTTTAGCGAAAGCGAAGATGAAATATTTGTTCTTGATGGTAGTACATTGGTATTCACATTAAGTAAGCCATTAGAAGACGGTGTTTCTTACAACATATATAAAAATAATGTACGTATTGACGATCCTAATTTTGATGGCAGCAGTGTAATAATCAACAAAAATGCGTTAATGAACACAATATATGGTGATGGGATTCAAGATACAATTCCTATAGATGATACTGTTCCTACAGCAGCAGGCGATATTTTTATTGTAAGAAAAGAAACTAGCGATGGTAGTTTTGAGCCAGCTGATAATGTGCTTGACACAGAACTGAGTGGCGGCGGATACGATAATACTGCAAAAGGTTTAGAGAGTGGAGAAATTACTGTCGATGGCGATGGATTTGTTACACAGACTACAAGTGCAGGTCCTGAAGAAGTTGTTCCTGGACAAATTGTAGATACATTAGATATACAAGTTAAACATAAACCTGCAGACGGTCAAGGAATCAAAACAAGTTACATTTATAAAACAAAAAGTTCTATATTATCATATTCAATAGATATGCTTCCTCAAAGTCAACAAGCTGTTATTGTAAATATAAATGGACAAAAGGTTGATGACGAAAGCTATACAATAGATTATGAAAATAATTTGTTAATTTTTGAAGATGACAGCACTATACAAGATGATATGGATTTACATATATTAGTTATTGGTAATAACGGTACTGATATTTTAGAAAGTGATACATTTATTGGCGACGGTGCTACTAGTATTTTTGTAACAGGTGTAAAATATACTAACCCAATTAGTAGTTTTGTAACTATTAATGGTGTAGTGCAACAGCCTAGTTTTGCTTATGAAATTTTTGAAACTGATGCTACATATAAAAACGAAAAATGTGCTGCTATAAGATTTGGTATACCACCTAGAGTTGGCGAAGTTATTGGATTTAGTTTATATAATAATGACACTAAATCGTTTAGTGAAATTACAGTTGACAAATCGTTTATCGGCGATGGTGTAAATTACGTGTACAAATTTAATAATAATACGCCATTTACTGAAAAACCATTTACTCATAAAATGTTAGTCAAGCAAGGTGATAAATTTTTAAATGCAGGTTATAACATAAGACATGTTTTAACAAATGACAGAGTTTATGGTATACAAACTTGGCAGTTTGGACAACCTACAAAAATTTCAAATGACGATGTATTAGTTTTATTAAACAATAAAATTATTATTGATGCTGTTGATTATAGATGGGATGCAATAAACAGTAGAATTGAATTTTTAAATCCTTTGTTAGGCAAAGTAGGTGATGTTTTAGAAATATATGTTTTAGGTAACGGTGAATACTATTTCATTGATACTGTAGTTGATCTAACTGATATGGAAGACAGTACTAAGCAAGGGTTACTGCACGACGAAGGTGATTTAATATCTTTTGTAATGGAAGACAGTACTCAAATATTTGCAACTGTAAAATCTTCAGTTGAAACAGATACAGGTGTTACACTAACATTAAATGGATACTTTAAAGAATTAAAAGTCAAAGCATCAGAAAACGATGTGCCTTTACAACTAACAGGTGTTAAAGACGAAGCATATCCGGCAGCAATAAGAATAGATAATGTACGTTTTGTTGAAAGTGAAAATTTAACATTTAAAACAGTTCCAGCTGTAAACGAAAAGGTTGAAATTATAACCTTTAGTGAGCATGACGTTAACAACTTTGATAGGTTGAGTTTTGAAGTACTATATTCTCCTGTAATAAGTTCAAGTAGTCCAGAATACCCTACAGCAATTTCATTAACCAATGGTAGAATAAAACTAAATCAACCTGCTGCTGGTGTAAATTATGTTTGGGTAATACAAAATAATAAATTATTAAGACCAAGTATAGATTATGAATTAGTAAGTGATAATTCTATTGTTAATTTGTTTAAAAAACCAAATGATAATGAAATTATTGAAATCATACAATTTGCAGCAACACTAACAACAACAAAATATGGTTTCAGAATATTTAAAGATATGTTAAACCGTGTACATTACAAAAGATTAAATGAAAAATCTGTTGTAAAATTAAGTCAGCCTCTAAACTTTTATGATCAATTTATATCAGTTGAAGATACAACAAACCTTCCTATTCCTAACAGAACAACAGGTAAACCTGGTGTTGTGTTTATAGAAGGAGAACGCATCGAGTATTATGTGCTTGAAGGCAATTTGTTGAGACAAATACGCAGAGGTACATTAGGAACAGGTGTAAAATCTCAATACCCTGCTGGTACTATTTTAATGGAACAAGGTGAAAGAGAAACTATTCCTTACGCAGACAAAGACTTGACACAAATATTTGTATCAGACGGTAGTACAAACATATATACTATGGACTTTGATATTACATCATACAACGAAATTGAAGTTGTAGTAGGCGGCAAAAAACTTAGAAAACCAGCTACACAAGATTTCAAAGTGTTCAATAAAACTATTGATCAAGATAGTCCAGAAGCAGACGAAATAGAATTACCAGAGTTTACTATAAACCCAGACGACAATACAATAACATTAAGAGACGATGCTCCAACTGGTGTAAGAATTGTAGTTCAGCGTAAAGAGGGTAAACTTTGGACAGACGATCTATCAATTAGCGATGCTAAAATTGCTAGATTTGTAAGAGCAGGAACAATTAAGTTAAGCAAATAAATACAGTATAAGTAAAGGTAAGCAAATGCAATACAACGACTCAAATAAACTTAATATTCAAGGGCATATAAAAATACATGACCCTACGAATGGAGAAGTTTTAATTAACAAAAGAAATGCAATACATTACGAAAATATGAGTATTGCACTAGCAGAAAGTTTAGGTAATCAAGGCACTGGCTTTGTTTATGAAATGAGCTTTGGTAATGGTGGCACAAGTGTAGATCCTACAGGTGTTATTACATATTTAACACCAAATAGTACAGGAACAACTGCAAGTTTGTATAATCAAACATACAGCAAAGTTGTAGATGATAGAAGTGTTAACAACACTGATCCTACAAGAAATAAAATGGAAATTCGTCATGTAAGTGGACAGAATTACACAGATCTGTTTGTAAATTGTTTACTTGATTATAGTGAACCAAACGGACAAGATGCATTTGATACTAGTGGTGATTCAGAAAATCAATTTGTTTTTGACGAATTAGGTTTACGTAGTTATGCCGCAGATGGAAATGGACGATTGCTTACCCATGTTATTTTCCATCCTGTGCAAAAGTCTTTGAATAGATTAATACAAATTGATTATACTGTAAGAATACAAAGTCTAAGCGGAGGTAATTCGTAATGGCATACCAAATTAACTTTACTGATTCTGTTAACAAAGGAAGTATCGAAGTAATCGATAACGATATAAACCAAGATACAAGTTTACGACTGCCTGGTAGAAATACCACAAACTTTGGCGAAGCAGTATTAACAAATTTTCTACATTTACTAGAAAATTTTGCAGATAACAATCCTCCAAATAATCCTGTCGAAGGACAATTATGGTATGATAATACATCGCAAAATGATGTGTTAAAAGTATATGATGGCACCAATTGGGTTAGTGCAGGCGGTCTTAAAAAAGGCACAACAGAGCCTGATATATCAAATAGTGTATTAGGCGACATATGGGTTAATACAGGTACACAACAATTATACATTTATAGCGGAAGCGGATGGATCTTAGTTGGGCCAGAAATTGCTGGCGGTATAAACACTGGTGCAAAAGCAGTTGTAATTACAGATACCGACAATACAGATAGGCAAGCAATTATCAATTATGTAGATAATGTTGCAGTTAGTATAATTGTAGGTGCTCAGTTTACTCCAAAAATATTAATACCAGGATTTGGTATATTATATCCTGGCATAAATGTTTCTACAAACATTACAGGTACAGTTGGAAGATTTAAAGGCATTGCTGACAAGGCTGAACAGTTACTTGTAAATGGAAATCCTGTTGATGGTAATAAATTTACAAGGAATGACGAAGCTACAATAACTTCGTTTCCGTTTACAGTGCGTACAAACGATGGATTAGAAATTGGTAACACACGTACAATCGCTTTAGAAGTTGAAGGCACAACTGCAATAATAAGCCAAGCTCAAAGTAATGGATTTTTTGATTTACGAACAAACAACGAAGGTACACAAATAACTCCTATACGTATAAAAAATAATGGTAATGTTGGTATTTCAACTGCTGATCCTAATGAAGCATTAGACGTTACAGGAAATATTAAAAATACAGGAAATATTGTATCAGCAGGAACGTTAACAGTATCAGGTGCTGCCACCCTAAATGATAATTTAACAATAGCTGGTTCTTTGTCATTGAGCGGTTCGCTTACTACTGACAACGTTTTTCCAGACGAAGCTGGTATAACTAATATTGGTACTAACGCAAATAAGTTTAATAACATTTTTGCAAACAAATTTACAGGTGCATTAGATGGTGATGTAAATGGTAATGTTACGGGTAGTGCAGGAAGTACAGGTAAACTTACTAGTGCAACGTCATTTAGTATGACAGGTGAAGTTAGTAGTACAAATACAATAGTATTTGACGGACAAACAGGCGGTTTAACTAAAGTATTTAACACACAAATAAATCAACCTTTTGTTGCAGATAAAACTGCTGTAACTACGCCAGACAGCGCTGATGAAATATTAATAAACAGACCCGGAACTGGTCTTAGGAAAATTACACAAAATAATTTAATTGCAAATATTCCAATTATTCCTGTAGGAACAATGGTTCCATATGCAGGATTAACAGCACCGACAGGCTGGTTTATTTGTGACGGTAGTGAAAAAAGTTTGTTAAATTACTTTTTACTAGCAACTGCAATAGGCTACGATGCTGCTGATAACAATACATGGTATTGGGGCACATCTAGCAATCCTGCTACATTCTTCGTAATTCCTGATCTTAGAGGAAGATTTCCAACAGGTATAAGCAACGGACTTTCTGGACCTAATAGATTAATTAGTGATCCTGCAATAGGACAATTAGGCGGCGTGGGCGGCGAAGAAAACATTACGCTAGATGTTAACAACATACCAGACCACAAACACACATTAACTAGTGACAGTGGAGATACTTATTATGCACTTAGTAAAGTAGATAATAGTGCAGAAACAGACGTTGATGTTTACAACCAAGAAATATCTAGTACTGCTGCAAGCGGTATAACAAAAACTGGCGGCGTTGATAATCCAACATTGGCTAGTTCTGTAGACATTACTCCGCCATATGTTGCAATTAATTACATAATTTATCATGGAGTGCTAGTATAATGGCGTATCAATTAAACAAAACAGATGGAACTTTGCTTACTGAAATAATAGACGGCAAGATAGATGAAAATAGTACAAATTTAACTTTTATTGGTAGGAATTATAAAGGCTTCGGTGAATATTTAAATGAAAATTTTATCAAACTTTTAGAAACATTTGCTAATACAGCACCTCCTAGTAAACCTGTAAAAGGGCAGTTATGGTTTGATACTGGAGAAAACAGATTAAAAGTTTATAACGGCACAACATTTAGGAGTACAGATAACAGTACCTATACACCTACACAACCAGCAGGATTAGTTGAAGGCGATATTTGGATTGACTCTGCTAATCAACAAATGTATTTTGCTACCGATAGCGGCATACAACTTGTAGGGCCAACTTATAATACAAGTCAATTAAAATCAGGTCAGTTCATAGAAACTATAAGAGATACAACAGGCACAAATCAAACCATTACAGAAGAATTTATTAATGGAAGTCTAGTATTAATACATAGTAAAACAGCATTTACTCCTGCTATTCCAAAGACAGGGTTTACTGATATAAAAATTGGAACAAACATAAGCAGTTTATTTAATTTTCAATTCTACGGAACAGCAGCAAACAGTTTAAAACTAACTGATAGTCTTGGTGTAGAATATACACAAAATGACTTCTTAACAACACAATCTGGTCAAGGGCAAGATACGACTAGTGCAGAAATTAACTTTTATAACAACAACGGCATTGTTATAGGACAAAGTCCTTTAGTTAGAATAGCCACAGGTTCTGATATTTTGATCAAGGCAGAAACCGAAGACACTGATATAAAAATACAAGTCAAGGTTGATACCAACGGTGACTTAGCTCCTGATGTAGTAGATGCTATTCATATTGATACAATAAATCAACGTGTTGGTATATTTAAAACAGATCCAGAATATAATTTAGATGTAACTGGCGATGCAAGAATAACAGGAAATTTAAGAGTCGAAGGCGATACAACAAACTTAGATGTTGCTAATTTACGTGTAGAAGATAAGTTAATAGAATTAGCTATTACAAGCGACAGTACGTTGTTAGAGGAAGCAGATGTAGATGGTGCTGGTATTGCAATTAGAGCATCGGGCGATGACAAATACTGGACTTGGGAACTTGCAACTGATAGTTGGACAAGTTCGAGTAATATTGATATTCCTGCTAATTATGCATATAAGATTGATGGTAATAATATTTTAAGTGCAAATGCCTTATCTAGTACAGTTGTAAGTGCACCGGGACTTACAAATATCGGTACGTTAGGATTTCTTACAGTAGATAACATCGACATAGATGGTAACAGAATAAAAAGTAGGATACAAGGTTTACAAATTGAAAGCGCAGGTACAATTCAATTAGTAACCCAGCAAAAAATAGCAAATCTATCTGCACCAACAACATCAACGGACGCTGCTACAAAGGGATATGTAGATACTGCTCTTAATGCACAACCACTATTTTTTAGTCTTGTTACAGATGGAATGGGAACGGGTGTAACGTTACAAGCAAATGTAGGAACAGTTTTAGATGAATTGTCACCAGCAGCACAAGCAGAAGTAGGCACAGTAGCAAAGGTTTATTGTGTAGCAAGTAGTTCAAGTACAGACCCGATTGATGTAAATAGTGCAGTTAGTAAAACGTTTGTTAGCGTTGATAGTAACGGTGTACAGAACCAATCGGTAGTAAGTGACTTTAGTATAGCAAGTGTATCAACAACAGTAACAACAACTTATACTAGAACAATAATGACTTATAGTGTGAACGCCAGCAATGCTTGGACATATAGCAGCACGGTAAGTTCGGCAGTATAAGCATAAATATAGTGTAGAGTAAGGAAATCGTCAATGGCATATATAATTAATAAATTTAACGGTACACAACTGCTATCAGTTGAAGACGGTACAGTTGATAATACCACAGATATTAAATTTGTTGGTAAGAACTATAGTGGTTACGGAGAAATACAAAACGAAAACTATTTGTTTTTGTTAGAAAACTTTTCTGGAACAGTAGCACCAACAAAGGCAATAAGTGGACAAATTTGGTTTGATGCATCATTAAACAAGTTGAAATTTTACACAGGCAATCAATGGAAAAATACCGGAGGTGCTGAAGTAAGTAGTAGCGCACCATCAGGGCTAACAGTAGGAGACTTTTGGTTTAACAATGAAACCAATCAAGTTTATGCAAGAACGTCACAAGATGACTTTGTCTTAGTAGGGCCACAAGCCGCAGGTAGCGGACAAACTCAAATGAGAAGTATAGAAGTTGTTGATACCGGAAGCGTTACTAAACCTGTAATTGTAGCATTAGTAAACGATAATGTACAATTTATAATTAGCGACGAAGAATTTACTCTAAAATCTACACAAGATTCAAATGTTCCTGTTGGTGTAAATAGTTCTAATTTCCAAAAAATTAAAAAAGGTATCACACTAATCAATACTGATACAAATGGTATTACTACTAATGCTGGTAATGCAAACGAGCCTGTAATATGGGCAACAACAAGCGATACTTTACGTTTAGGCGGTATTCCTGCTGCTGATTATATTACAGTAAACGAAACAGACTTTACAAGCCTAGTAACTTTTGACGATGTAGGATTGAGAGTCGGGGATAGTAATGACTTAGCAGTTAGAGTTGTCGACGGCAATGTAGGCTATATTGAAAATACTGTTGGCGAAGAAGTTAGACTTGGTGCAAAATTAAACACAGATGTTTCTGCAACAGTGATAGCAAAGGTTATAAACAATAACGAAAGAAAAGGTATATTACCTGGCGCAACAGATTCCTATACATTAGGAATTGAAACCAATAAATGGAACGCTGTATGGGCTAACAATTTTAAGGGTATTGCAGATAAAGCCGATACTGTAAAATTAGGATCTAGTTATGTAAGCGCAACAACAGCAAGTTCAGCAGATACAGTAGTAGCACGAGACGCAGACCAAAAAGTTTATGCTGTAGAATTTGTCGGAGTTGCAAGTAGAGCTAGATATGCTGACTTAGCAGAAAAATATACAACAAGCGAAGAACTAGCACCAGGTACCGCAGTTGCAGTATGCAGCGATACAGATCATGAAGTAGGTCCTGCTAAGTCTAGCAGTATAGCTATTGGTGTAGTATCAACAGATCCAGCGTACATGATGAACAGTGAAGCCGAAGGACAATACATTGGTTTAAAAGGTCGTTTGCCTGTACGTGTTAAAGGTGCAGTAAAAAAAGGTCAAGGTGTATATGCTTGGGAAGACGGAGTATGCACAACAGTACAAACAACTGCATTTATTGGAGTAGCTCTAGAAAGCAACGAAGCCGAAGAAGAAAAATTAGTCGAATGTGTTTTAAAAACATAAGTATTATATACAAAGGAAAAGAGCATGGTTAACCAGATAATTTCAGCATATAGATACAATGTTTTATTTGAAGCTATTGAAAATATTTTAGGAATACCTTCGGGAGATTCTGGATATAACCAAACAGTTGAAAGTCAAAGATTACCTAAGACTAGAATAGTTTATGCAGAAGATATGAATAAACTATACAATGATTATGTAGCTGTATATGCACATCAAAATGGCACTTTGCCAGCTACTATTAGTAATGTAACTGATCAAAATGAAATTACCGAAGCTCTATATGTTGCATACGAAACACTTTATCCTTTGCTTTTTGCTAATAGATTTGATGTAGAAGCATCTCAAATCACATCCGAACCTGC